CATGTTTCCTATATACATTAAATAATGTGTCGATAAAAGAATTGCAAACATAATTTATGCTATAAGTGAAACATTTAGGTTTGTATTTTTATTTGACAACACAATAAAAATATTAAGAAAAAAACAATAAATATTATTTTATAACTTATCAAAAAATTGAAATTGTTAATATATTGACATACTCTCTAATTATAATGGATATACAAAACTGCATAATGAACACTCTTTCACACATCAAAAATGCAAATGTTCCTGCGCGCGTCAAAACGTGCATGGGTAGAGAAATTCAGAAAAGTATGTTAAAATACGCAATATATCAAACATTCATATCAGGATTTTTATTTGACAACGAAATAAAAATCTTAAAAAAAAAAACATTTCCGTCCAAATTTTCAGACAAAAAAAAACAAATTATGACATCAGCGTTTTCCGAAGAATGCGGATTATTTTCGCTGTTTAAAATAATTGTTTTGAGTTTTCAAGACTATTATTTGATTGATAGATGTGTGAACTTTCGGGGTGATTTTATTTTTGCCACCAGTTCATACTACTGGAAAAACCAAACGCTAGTAAAACATGCAATGAATAGTTGTCATGACGCATATAATTTATTAAGTTATTGCGGATTGACAAATGATTATCAAACTAGAACAAACGGAAGCCACAATTTAAAAACTTACATATTTAATGTTAGCGTCTTATCAAAGTCGAGACACCATAAATTACTCAAGTTTAATTTGACACATAATGACAATAAAATGATAATTGATGATGGGCATTATAAAAAAATGAAATATTCTTTTTACGATACTAACGCAAAGCGAATAAATGAATGTTATAAACACTATTTTATGTTCAATTATTACAATGTTGACTACAAGTTCGATAATCGCGTTGCACACATTATTGTTGATCGTAAAACAGATTATGAAAGGTTTACACAACAAATTTATAATTATGGCATGTCACAAGATGAATTTTTTGACAGATATTATTATGATAAACGAGAAATTATTCAAAAAAAATATTTTTTTAGTCATGATGAAACCAATCTTCATTCAAAACAATTAAAAAATGCCAAAGAAGTTGACACAAAAAAATGGTCAACAAAAAATAAAACAAAAAAATATGGTCACATACCGAACAAAAATTCTAAAAAATCAAGAAAAATAATAGGCACGTATAAAACAGCATAAATACCATTCAATCACATTTTAATTTATAGTTTACTGCGATTTGATACATTACATTACATTGTATTATAAAATTTGAAATAATTATCAACTCGTGACACGACATTACATAACAACTAACATAATATGAATAAAAATAACATAATAATAGAAACTGTCGCAGCAGATGATGTTATAAAAGCTGATGGAATATTATATAATACTAACAATCATTGGATATTAACCAGAAAACCACCTGACGATTATGATTATATGTTAAATAAAAATATAACAAAAAATTGGATTCATTTAAAAATGATTTCGTGACGTTAATCAATATAAATATTAAGAAATACAATTGGCTTTTAGATGCGAATAATTTGAGTTCACAAACAGGAAAATTTTCTCATATTTTTGATGATGAACTAAATAATTTGGTCAACGATCACGACGTTGGTGAATTTAATGGACCAATGTTTGTGAGAACAGAAAATGTTAGCCTAAAATATGGTCAACATGGTACAGGTCCATATTATAATTTAAAAATGATAATAGAATCGCTAGTATCATGTATCGACACGCATACACCGTTTAATTTAAACAATAATAATACATACGGAGAAAATATAATTAAGCTTTATTTGTTCAAATGGAATGAAAAATAAAACGAAATATTTTTAATGAATATCGCATGTTCATTCATAATAAAAATATAACATGCATAACACAGCAATTTTTATGTGCAAAAAATGATGTCCTCATTGGAAATCCACACAAAATAAAAATTCAAGAAAATCAAGAAAAATAATAAGCATGTACAAATCAGCATGCGTATAAAATAACGTTCAATTGTATTTTAACACATATCTGCACATTGGACACGTATTATTTTTATTTAACCATGCATCCATACATTTTTGACAAAAATGATGTCTACAACTGGTAATAAGTACATCAGTATTTATTTTATCCATACATATAGGACATTCATACGTATTTAGCGTCGTGGCAAAATATCTTAATTTAAATAATGATCTACTTTTTAAAGCGTCAGTATTTATTGCAAATAATGGTATCGCTAATCTACAATCATTATTAAACCAAAATTGTAAAGGTTCATATTTAATTATGTCATTTGTTGTCATATTATTATATGTTGCCTTATTATTGTTTAAGTTATGTTATCACAATTATTATAATTTTTAGATTTACTTATTAAATTGTACACATTTAATAAAATTAGAAACAACATTACAATTTTGGTAAAATTGAAAAATAAATTCTAAACGCGGTATTTTTTAAGCATAACATAATAAAACAATAATATGACACTGAATTAGAATTTGTTAAAAATCAAACTGAAGAAATTTGTGCAGAAGCCGTTAAACAAAATGGAGAAGCATTAGAATTCGTAGAAAATCAAACTGAAGAAATTTACATAAAAGCCGTTAAACAAAATGGATATGCTTTATTGCATGTGAAAGAAAAAACAAAAAAAATATGTCATACCGCAAATAAACAAAATGCATATGCATCAAAATATGTTGAAGAACAGGAGCGCGTAAAAGAACACGTGGATGAATTATGTGTAATAGCGGTCGAACAAAATGGTTCCGCTTTTGAATATATAAAAAATCAACGTTATGAAATAATATGACTCAAAAATATTTAAAAATTTAAAAATATATTGTATTAAATGGCAATTAATAACACAAATAATGATACGCATTGTGTTAAAATGAGTCCAAAAGGAGTCACACAATTTACAATTGATTACAATTCACCTTATCCTCATTTATGTCATAACGTACCAATTAAATTATTAATAGATTGTTTTCGTAAATTACATGGAATAAAAACAAAACATACCGATGAATCATATATTAATGCGCATAGTGGAAGAATATCTTATTTTATATCGCTCAATACGTATGCATTTAATGAACATCCAATACCGCAATGGAAATTATTAGAAGATTCGTCGAAAGAATTTAGTTTTTATAATGGACCAGGTCCAAAACATTCATGTATTAAAATTGTTGACTATGTGTTGGTGCAATTTATAGATATGATAATAAATAATTTTGATGATGACGACGAGTTAAAAAAAGAAGCAATAGAAGTAATCGAAGAAACAAAAAAATCAAATGTAAAAATAATTAAGATGCAAGATATGTTGGCTTTATCTGGCAACATATCATATCATTATGATGCATCGCCAAGTAACTATTCTAATTTAATTTCACATTATTAACAAATTAAACAAATTTTCATCAATAAACTATTTAAAAAAATTGAAATCATAATCATATTGAATAATCTCAAATAATTAATTGTATATCAATAACAATCAACGTCTAAATTATAATTTAAAAATGGCTAGCGTAAATTCGCCACATTATGATTATATCATATCACATGGTGCTTGCTGCAAAGATGGATTATGTGCTGCATCCATTGCAAAAATGATGTGTGGTAATGCAGAGGTTATTTTTGCGTGTCAACGAGGTGAAGAAATCAGTGACATTTCTAAATTTGTAGGAAAAAACGTATTAATGACTGATGTTATGACCAACAATGCACAAGAAATCAGTGAACAATGTAATTTGACAATTTTGGATCATCACAAAACAAATAAAGACAGAGTCTCAGGAGAATTCGCAAAATGCTGTACTTTTGATATGCTAAAATGTGGTTCTGTTTTAACGTGGGAACATTTTCATCCAGGTGAAAAAATGCCAAAATGGTTATTGTACATCGATATAAATGATAGATGGACATGGGATGAACATTCCATGGAAGTTCAAAAAGAAGCAAAACAATTTAACATCGGTATTGACATCATTTATAAAACAATAGATTTTGATGCATTTCATGCAAATTATTTTTTGAAACTCATTGAAAACTGTGAAGAAATTTACAATGAAATCATCACCGTGGGTGAAAAAGATATTGCACGACAAGACACCATCATTAATAACATTTCATCAAATCTTGATATGTTTGACGCAATGGTAAAAAAAGATTACTCAATCGAAAAAGTTGGCTCTGCTGAAGAAACAAGTTCATTGACGGGACCATATAAAATTGCATTCATTGAAGATAAAAGTGAAGAACGTGAGGTATACGCTCTTCGAAGTGAACTCGGAAATAGATGCATGACGGCAAACCAAGATATGAGATTACAATTTGTTGTCATTTTTCGCCAAGACCCAAAAACAGGAAATTACTATTGTGCGCTTAGAACATTGAAGAAAATGACTGAAATCGACTTAACTCAAATTACGCCAGCATCAGGTCATCCACCTGCAGCAGGAATGACATGTAGTGTACATCCAAGTGAAATTTTCATAAAAGTTTAATTTATTTTTCAAAGTTTTTTACGTGAATTTAAATAATGTTATTTTATTTAGTGAAAATGTGACACATATATAAAAAAATTAGCAGTACTGTCCAACAACTTTGCGCATAATACATAATTCATCAAATGTCAATAGTTCTGGATTTAAAAATGACAAAATTTGCTTAACGACATTTACAAAATGATACATTCCAAGTTTACACAAAATATTTTTCATAAAATCAATTAAAATATCATGTGTATTGCAGTATTCAAATATTGTTACATACATATCGTCAATTGGTATTATTTTACCTTCATCTGCATAATTAAAATTATTTGCACATTTATAAGATAACGTATCAGTACCATCAAAAAATATTATTTTATCATTTTTTTTTGTATAATTAACACACATTATATTTATTTTTTCGTCAGTGAAAATTTTGCACAAATTTATTTCAAGTATATCATTATGTGTTGTAGCTAATGTTTTTTCTATATCGTTCGCAACATGTTCATAAAATGATACTTTAACTGACACCAATGTATCGAACGGTATAAAATGACCAATTTCGCCTATAAATGTTGGTTCGCATGTTAGCTTTTGTTTAAGAATGTTCATAATTAATAATAATAAATAAACATTTGGTTATTAGATTATAAATAAAATTTTGATGCGTAATTGAAAATATAAAAATTAATAATTATTTTGGTTAAGCATGAATTGTAAATAATTTTATTTATTAACTATAATAATGGTTATCGACACAACGTCATTTGATACATATGTCATTAATTTAGACAAAGATAAATGTAAATACGAAAAATTATCAAATTCACTTAATGCAAAACATATAAAGCACACACGATTTAGTGCTATTCATGGTAAAACTATAAACAACCAATATGATGAACATATTGTTAACTACAAAGATTTTATTCCAAAAAATATATTAGGATGTGGATTATCTCATTTTTTTGTTTGTAAAAATCATTTCAAAAAAACGGATAAACATGCATTTATATTAGAAGATGATGCAGTATTATTATTTAATAATAAGGATGATATACATAACGTGATTGACAGTGCGCCACATGATTGGGATATTATTTTATTGTGTACATATGGGATAACTAATTATAAAAGCAATTCATGGGACACAAATAGGTTTTCAGGAAGCACAATTGCATATATTATAAATAAAAAAGGCTACAACAAATGGCTTGGTGATGATTTTAAAGTTGATGGTCACATTGATTGGAATAGAATGAACAAATACGCAAAAAATAAAAAATTAAGAGTGTATAAAACACCCGTTGCAATTGTGAAACCTGATTTAGAAAATATATCATCAACGTCAACAAGTTACGCACGGTATATAAATTTAAAACCTCTTGATGATATTCTTGACTCTATTTTTTATAATACGTTTGAAACAGGTATTACTGGTTATACAGCTTCACAATGCATTAAATATAAATCAATAAGAATACCATGTGTTGGTGTCGAATTAGATTCATTCCAAATTTTTATTATGATAATTATATTTTTAATATTATTCATTATTTTGTATATTGCATAAATTAACACAACAATTTGAACATACGATGCAATGTATTTTTTGAATATGCATATCCTTTCAAATGCACTGGTCCTAAATATTCTTTAATTGTTTTCTCAAAATTCATGCACATGTACACACCGTGTGCATTTAATTTAGTGACTGGACAATACACGTCAGATGATTGACCAAGCTCGGTTGATTTTACGGCACACATAATTATATCGATGCCGACAGCATCATGCCATGATTGTTTAACATATGTTTTCATTTTTTGAATAATTTTCAACAAAAATAATGAGCTGTCATCCGTTTCATATCCAAAAAATGGCATCAGCTTGTAAATAATACGATGTGTTACGATACATTGCGGATCGATAATGCTGATAATCGCATGTAATTTCACATGCTGATTTACGTCACACATAATTTTTTTAGATGACTTACTCATATTATGCGTATACTTTTTTAAAAGACGTTCTACGTCATCTGCATTTTTTTTAAATGAGAGTTATAAATTATGCATATTTGTGATGTCATCGCATGCAATATTACATGATCCATATTTTGCAATTCATGTGATGCACAGTAAATTGCGCAACCATTTTGTTCGAGAGCAAACGTTACAATGTCGTTATCATTTTGCAATTCAGTTGACGCATACTTAAGTGCAAAACCATTTTGTTCAACAGCTGACGATACAATGCTGTGAATATTTTGCATCTCAGATGACGCATAACAAAGTGCCAACCCATTTTGTTTAATCGCGCACATTACAATATCATGATCATTTTTTGCATCATCATTAGCAAATCGTAACAATAATCCATGTTGTGAAATTTCTTTCAACGTACAATTCATTTCCTATATATGTGTTAAATTGGAACGTAATAGTTATAATGTCATTAATATGTGAACATATTCAATATATTAATTAAATAAATCAATTTTTTATTTAAATATAAACATAACTGCAATGTATGACATAAAATTGAAATAAATATGCATGATAAATATCATTGGTTTAACATAAAATTATACTAAACATGGATTCTTCTAGAAAAAGAATTTTTGAAACACAAGAACACGATTTTATTCAAACACGCAAATGTATGAAATTTGATACATCTGTTGACGATATATATAAAAATATAATTCATTTTGTTTCGACGATTACAAAAGAAGAATATCATACGTTAACCACCGGAAAAAATGGTGGAACATGGAGACGCATATTATCACAACGATAAAACAAATAAATTTAGCGCATTTTTTAATTTATTTAACGTTGCTTTAAAAAATTGAAAAATAAATATTATACTACATGTAATATAATAACATTACATTACATATCATTATTCATTAAAATAAACAATAAAGCGATGTATAATTTAGCATCATATTATGAAGAAATAAAAGAACATGACAAAATGAAAAAATATTATTTAATGGCAATCGAACAAAATAATAGTGATGCTATGAATAATTTAGCATCATATTATGAAGAAATAAAAAATTATGGAAAATGAAAAAAATATTATTCAATGTCCATTAAACAAAATGACAATGATTCAATGTTTAATTTAGCCATATATCATAAAGAAATAAAAAATTATGATAAAATGACAACACGCATAAATAAATTAAACGCATTTTATATATTAATTAAGTGTTAACAATGGTATCATTAAGTGGCTTGTTGTTATGAATAATTTTGCCGCGTGATAAATCGGTCATTTTTCTGCTTAATTTTCCGCTGTAATAAACGACGCCGCTTAATTTATATTTGTTCACAAAGAAAAAAAAGATCCAAAATCATTGACACATATGGTATTCATACAACTGTTACAGTTGATGAAATCAATTTTATCATCCTTAACTGCAACAAAATCAATATCAATGTCGCTATCATTATTTTTAATATAGACATTAATATGCATGATAATATCAACATTAATGTGGAAAAATTATGTTGAATATTCATTATTGTGGAAACTGGACATATTATGTGCAAGTGTTGAGTTTATATTACTCATAATATATTTTGCTTTCGTTAACATTTTATCATGGAAAATACAAATATTATTTCCTTTTTGTGTTGCGATATGTTATTTAATTGCTAATATATTTCATGTCAAACAAATGTGGCACGAAAATACATGGTTCCACATTATATTTAGATATGTTGGATATTTATGGTGTCACGTTGGTTTAGTGAAAACAAAAGAATTATATGCAGGTATTATTTTTTTGTCATGCAGTTATTATTTTTATATTTTTATTCTCATGTATTTGTCAATAAATAATGAAGAATTTGATATGGATAAAAAGTATTGGATGAGTGTATATAAAATGTAAATTGTAATTTGTTTTTTTGGATTAATTCATTTTTTTTATTTTTAATTTAATAAAAAAATTGATATTTAAACATCTAAAATCTAAATATTGACTTTACACTGCACAAATATCATCAATATATTACATAGTATAGCATTAACCAATGAACACCGTATTTTACAAACGACATCTTCACACAGAAGTTACCGGAAAACAATTAAATGACACTGGAGAAAAATTTTATAAATTTCTTGATGAATATATGAATGATGATAATTTTAAATACACATTAGGCGAACAAACAGTTGATAATTTTGTTCCAAGTTATATGTTTCCATGTTCAGAAAAAGCTATGCATTTTACAACATTTGATACTATTTTTAGACGCAATTATAACAATATCAAACTATGTGAAATACAAATATCGGATGATTCAAAGTGTTACATCGAACATAATAGAATTAAGGCTGATAAAATAACTATCGTAAAAATAACACACATTTGTTCACTTGATTGGTGGAACGATATTGATATATGTTTAAAGGCTGTTAAACAAAATGGAAATATTTTATTTTACGTAAAAGAACAGACAGAAGAAATTTGTTTAGAAGCCGTCAAACAAAATGGTGACGCTTTAAAACATGTAAAAGAACAAACAGAAGAAATTTGTTTAGAAGCCGTTAAAAATTGTGACGCTTTAAAACATGTGAAGAAACAGACAGAAGAAATATGTTTAGAAGCTATTAAACGACATCCATTTTCATTATATGATGTAAAAAAACAAACCAATAAAATATGTTTAGAAGCCGTTAAACGATGTGGATATATGTTAAATGGAGTAAATGAACAAACTGACGAAATATGTTTAGAGGCTGTTAAACGAGATAAACACGCTCTAGAATTTGTAAAAAAACAAACACATAAAATATGTTTAGAAGCTGTTAAATATGACGGATATTCTTTAGAATTTGTTGAACATAAATTTAGAACGGACGAAATATGTATGGAAGCAATCATCATGACATGATTAATCACTTATTTAAATTTGCAATAAAACGAAATAATATGTGTGAATTTTATAAAATACATAATATTTGCACATTTGTTTATTTAATGCAATAAATTGAAATAATGCATTGCATTGATGTCGCATGATTAATAATAATATTATATTGGAAACTGATATTATATTTTATAAGAAGTATTTATAAAAAAACATTATCCACATTAATGTTAATGTTGTGTTAAATATTAATATTATTATTTTACTAATACGTATACTCATATCACTATAATATACATTTAGTTTAATAGTTGGCTCAAATTTATGAATATATTTTATTGGTTTTTTAATGGTAATTGATTGATTTTTTGGGACACTAAACGTGCCTAATGACAAATCGTTAATTATAATGTCTACATGATAATAATATAATTTATGCTTATTTGTTAACATAACCGTAAATTCATCCACATTTTCTAAATTTCCCAAAAATACGTATCCATTTTCATCAATATTTTGTTGTCGACCATTTATGATGATACTCGCCGAAAAATTTTGTCGCATCGTTTTATCATCCATATATTGTATATTTTGATTAATTATAGTGTATTATTTTTATAAATGTATTGAAATTATTTGTGTCCACAATAAGAAATGACATATTTAATATGAATTTTACGCGCAATTATATCACTATAAATTTATTAATTTTATACAAATAATGACGTAAAAAAATTGATATATCAACATAAATAATATAATTATGTTAATATAATGGATACCAATTATACAAAAATAATAGCATTAAACAATCGACGATGACATTAGTAAACACAATATTTTATAAACAAAATACAACTGAATTTAATCTAAATAGAAATTCTCAAAAAAAATGTGATAAAAATATAGAAAGTAAAATGTTAACGTACGCGATAATTGAAACATTTAAGTCAGGATTTTTATTCGATAACTCTATAAAAATATTAAAAAAAAAAATATTCCCCCACGCATATTCAAAACAAAAAAAACAAATTTTATTGCAAGCATTTTTAAAAGAATGTGAATTATTTTCATTTTTTAAAACTTTTTTCCTAAGTTTTCCTGATTATTATTTGGTTGATAGATGCGTAAATTTTAGAGGTGATTTTATTTTCGCAACTAGTTTATGCTATCAAAAAAATAAAACGTTGGCAAAACGTGCAACGAATAATTGTACAAATGCATATTATTTATTGCATAACTGTGACAATGCATATGTTTATCAAAACAATGTGGTTAAACGTCACGATTTGCAAGAATATGAATTTGACGTTAGCATTTGTCACAAAACAGATAGCCACAAAAAAATTCAATTTATATTTTCGTATGATAATGACCACATAAAAGAACGATTATATCACCATAATTGTTCTATGAATTATTCTTGTGACTATAGTAAAATATGTCACTATTATTATCGTGACATTGACGGAACACACAAAAAAAATTTTTATTGTCATTATTTTTATCAAAATGCCAATGATCGAGAATATCATCATGGAAATTATTATGATTACACGCGCGAACACCCAGGTCATTCTTATGCATATATATTAATAAATCGTAAAAAAAATAAATGTGAACGATTATTAAACAAAATGGATGAACAAAATAGTAGATTACGGACAACAATTAAATTAAATGAAATAAATCAGCAACTGTTAGATGAAATATATTTTTCCTCAAAAAATAATAAAGAAGTAAACTCACAAAAATGGACATCAAATAAAAAAATAATAACGAAATATATTCCAAACAAAAATTCAAAAAAATCAAGAAAAATAATGAGCAAATATAAAAATTAATAAAAAATCTGAAATATACAACGTTTACGAAAGAAGACGAATGAATAAGAAAGCTCAAACACATGAATTAACAAAAGAAAGTAATATTGGTCAATGTTTTAGCAAAGAACAAAATGCAATTCAATATATAAGAAGTTCTATTGATTTTAATAAATTTTTTGTTATTCGTAAAAGAGTAAAGTGTATGGTAAATTCATATAGCTGCAAAAATAGCATAAAAATGTGGATAATATTAAACGGGATGGATATTTTGGTAAATAAAAAATTGGCAACCCAAAATTGCCTTGTTTTTGTGTGGGCAATTGTAAATACCCAAAAAAATACGCATATGATACAACACACTACTAATTTTAGACAACATTAAAACAACAAAAGAAAGAAATATTTTTATAATTTTTAGGCGAATAATTGAAACTATGTACATCTTAAATAGTCATACGTAAACTGTCATGTATCAATAACAACAGTCAATAAATAAATTAATTTACTTTTTAGTTAAAATGGCTGCTGATCCAACTGATGACATTGAAAGTGCTATGAAAGATTTTTTAAATGTTCCTGATGAAAAATTATGTATTGAATTGATTAATCAATGTGATGGACATTGTTTTGTTCATGATAGTCTAAATAAAATCATACATGATTATCGTTCAAAAGCGAAAAGTTATGAATTAATTCCACGAATCATTGCATTGAAAATGATGTTACAACCATATTTAGACAGTGATAATTTTATTCCAATGCTTCCAATGATCAAGTTGTCACCAACACCTAATTTTTTTCATTGTGTGGAGATACTTTGCGCGATGTTCTTCGTTACGTTAATTATGATGTCACGAACTATCATCATCTTCCTGATAAATGGAAAAATCACAAGAAAATCATCAGCGAAGTACTTTTCAGTTCATGAATTTCCAATATTTGTTTATTTGTAAAATAATTTAAATAGTTGCATTAATTAAGTTTTGTGTTTAAATTGATGAATATTAATTATATTTAAAAAAATCGCAAAAAGAAACAATAATTAGACAAATATATTAAAAAATAGAAACGCTTCATAATTGTCATGATATGATTTATTTTATATCATCATTAAATAAAATTTGAAATAAAAATTGAAATAAAAAATGTATTTAAATTATTTATAATTATAGTATATCAAAATCATGGTATATAAACATATATTGACGTCTGAACTATATAAACAACTCCGCGAAGATTATGGCACTGATAATTTTATGGATGAAATGAAAATAATTAACATTAAAAACATAACAAATGATAAACAATTTGAACAGTTCGTAGATAATAATAATTACTGGTGCGTAAATCATTTACCATCCGCATTATTTGATTACGTAATAAATTATGACGCTCAAAATATTTTAAAAAATATGGAAAAAAGATATGGGAAAGAAAATGAGATAATAAAAAAATTAAAATTATTTAGTGAAAGTAATAAGCATGTGTCATGCATGTATTTTGCATTATATGGTTATATTGATTGTTTAAAATATGCACATGAAAATGATTATATGTGGAACGAAAAAACGTGTAGCTACGCAGCACGAAATGGTCATTTAGAATGTTTAAAATATGCACATGAAAATGGTTGCGCGTGGGATCTTTATACATGTATGTTCGCAGCACGAAATGGTCACCTAGATTGTTTAAAATATGCGCATAAAAATAATTGTCCATGTCGCGACTGGACGTGTGAATATGCAGCCAGAGGTGGTCATATTAAATGTTTAAAATATTTGCATATAAATGATTGTCCGTGGAACGATGAAACATCCAATGCTGCAGCAATTTTTAATCACATGGAATGTTTAAAGTATGCACATTATAATGGTTGTCCAAAAAATAAATATACATGTTCAACTGTTGCAGAACAAGGGAATTTATTTTGTTTAAAATGGTTACATGAAAATGGTTATGCATGGAATGAACATACATGTTCACGTGCTGCATTAAATGGACATATAGATTGTTTAAAATATGCGCACGAAAATGGTTGCCCATGGAATTCACAAACAATTGAATGGTCCTTAGAAAATAATCATATGGACTGTTTAATATATGCACATGATAATGGTTGCGTATGATAAAAACTAAAATTTATTTTATTGAGTTTTTATTTTATCAATAACTTCTTCTTGGTGACGCCTGATCCATTTTTCTTTATCATTAACTGTAATATGTTTGGTATATTTAATGTTTGGCAAATAAACGTTTCGATTATTAAAATGAACATGTTTAGCTAATGTACAAAGTGCACCGTATCCGTTATTTTTAGTCTAAAGCTTTTTGCTTTGTGATATTTTTTTTTATGTGTCATGTATATTGCCTGTAAATTTAATGCCGTATGATAAACAAAAACGCAAAATAGATAAAAACAAAAAACCTGAAATATACTATATTTACGAGAGAAGACGAATGAATGAGAAAGCTCAAACACACGAATTAACAAAAGAAAAATATACGGAACAATATTTTAGCAAGAAACAAAGCGCAATTCAATATATAAGAAGTTGCACTGATTTTAATAAAATTTTTATTATTCGTAAAAGAGCAGGAGATATGGTAAACTCATACAGCTATAAAAATAGCATGAAAATGTGGACGGTATTAAATCGGGACGGATATTTTGGAGGATATAAAATTGGAAACCCAAAGCTACCTTGTTTTTGCATGGGCGAATGCAAAGATCCAAAACATCCTGCATACAAGACAACACATTATTAAATTTAGACTAATGTTGAAACAACAAAAGAAAGAAATAATTTTTAAGCGAAAAATTAAAACATTAAACATATAAACCATCACATATCAATAATAACAAACAACAAATCGATTAATTTTATAATATTTTTCGATAGCTTTTTCATTAATAACAACTGAAGTATTTTCTCCTTTTAATGAGACATCAAATTTATAAATTGAATTTTATGCATCAAGAATAAAATAACGACTGTCAGATATAAATTTAAAATTTGCTCCAAGATGTTCATATGTTCTTAACCAAATAATTGCTGATTCTTCATCACAATTTTTAATTACTTTTTCTATTATCTGAATAATAATTTTAGTTAAATATTCTGATATTTTCATTATCTCCGTTATTTTTTGTGAATTTGTTAATATTGCTATAATATGACAATAAAAATTGAATATGGCATGTGTTTGAATATGCCATTATATTTAATTCATGTTAACATCTGCATCCATCAACAACACAATTCAAACACAATGAACAATGCACAAAAACGCGCACAAAAAGCACAAGAGGCGGAAATAGCGGATTATGTCAAGCAGGAACGTGAATATGTAGCACAAGAACGTGCATACGCTGCATACGAACGCGCACAAAAAGCACAAGAGGCTAAAATAGCGGATTATGTCAAGCAGGAACGTGAATATGTGGCACAAGACGCACTAAATTTCAAAAAATGGCAACAACAAATGCATGCCAAAACAGCATGCAAAAAATCGACGTGCTATTAAATTGCAGCCAAACAAGATTTGAGTGCAAACGAACACTTATTTTATTTATTCAATACGCGTAACATATTGTTAGCACATTAATTGATATTATGTGTGTTTCGATTTTTTACAATAAAATAAATTTTATTTTTAGTCACGCATTGACACTTCGCGTAAACTAGCCTAAAAGGCTTGAAGTGTGACCAAACAAACCAAAGTTTGTTAATACCGCGTTATACTTGGATTGTTTAAAATATGTGCATGAAAATGGCTATCCGTGGGATGATGCATGTGCAGAAACGGCACGAAATGGCAATATTGAATGTTTAAAATATGCACACGATAATTAAAATAAAAATAGCATCAATTTTATTAATTACCACATATAATTGATTATGATTTTAAACAACTTTATTGTTTAAAACCGCAAATTAAAAATAAATATGGCGACAATATTGAAACCATAAAAGAAAAAATAGATGAACAATTAAATGAGTTAAAATATGAACAAATAATAATAGATTTGTGGATGGAACATTTGGAGTGAGATTATTTTATAATAAAAAAATGAAATTATGTTAATGTTCACCAATCTCGCCGCAACAACACATAACAATAAAAGTAAAATATATAAAATATCTTAAAAAAGAACATATATGTTCATGATCATAAAATATTTTTATTTTAAATGTAATGGTGCATAAATAATAAAAAAATAAATTCATTAGCACAAATTTAAAAATAGTAATATTTATATTTATAGTAAAAAATAAATAAATGACATGACACAATAAAATAACATAAAATAATTATTATGCATAAATTATAAATTTTGTATAGATGCAATATATACAAATTAAACTTAAATGATTTTTAACTTTTTATTTTTTATATTTATGATAATATCTGTAATTTCGTGCTGTTTTTCTACATGCATAATGAAAATGTTTGATGAATCAACCGCGTTATATTTAAAAGCAGAAAAAAAAGGAATAATTATAAATCATGTTTGGAAAGACGCTAAATATGCATATCCATTAGTGTACGAGCCAGGCAAAGTTGGAACTGTAGGACCTCCTACACCTTTTGGGTGTCCTAAATATTGCCCATCGCCAACATTTGCAGAAGAAACAATCACAGGAGAAACAATTATGGGAGAAACAATTGCGGGGGAACAAAATGTAACACATTATCCATGCATTGATTCATGTTCTTCAACGCCACCTCAACCGATGCATAATCCACCCCAACCGATATGGATGTCTGAACAAGGCGAATCACTTCGTGTAATTGATTGGACTCGAAATAACTTGACTGGCATAGCAACATTAGCCATGAGGGTTTCAGGTGAAACTGGAAATTTAAAAGTATCGTCAATGTTCATAATTCCTAAAAAAGTAATTTTAAATCGAGATTGGTATACTCCATATGATCCTAATTCAACAGCAATAATAATTCCGAACGCAAAAGCACATTCACCTACGACATATCCAGTCAGCTATAATATTATTACAACAAATTATCATACAACTCAAGGACCAGTGACATTTAAAGGTAATGACAAAATTAAAGTTGTATACGCAAAGTTTGCATGTCCGCTTGAATTATTTAATGACCTAAAAAATTCAACGAACACCATCCGGTACTATTGGGATAAAAAAGATATAATCGAGTCAACGCCCGTGTCTAAATAATTTATTGTTTTTTATTATGCGCCATACAATGTTTTATGACATATTTATTTTTTAAATGTGCCACAAATATTATTTAATTTTATCATCACTAAAAAATGTCGTGAGTGCATTATGTTTAATATTCGATGATAATTTATATCGATGATGGTCGTACATAGTCACTAATATTTATCGTATCTTTTTCAATAAATTCTAAAAATTTGGACGTATCTCCCAACATCATTATTTCTGTCATAATACCAGTTAATAATGCATCAGGTTCCTCATACCATCCATTATATTTTTTTATATTTTCGTTCGTATTTTGGTTCATCCAGTAAGCAATATTATAATTATTTCCGTATCCTTGCATGTTGAATTCTCTTCTATAATTTTCATCGATATTCAAAAAATAATTTTCTAAATTATAAAGAGTATAATCAATCGATGTATGCATAAGTGTTACGTCATTTATAATTTTATATTTATATACGTAAATATTATCAATTTCATGCATTTTTTTATCCGTATATTTTATAGGATCTCTTCCCTTGATTTCTTGAATTTTGAAAGGAACGACGTATTTTAGCAAATCAT